GATCCGCAATTTCAATCAACCCCTTACCAGACTCCTGCAACCGTCACTACCAATAACGCTTATGGTTATGATGGTTATGGAACTGGTGAGTATGGCTCGTAAGAAAGGTAATCTCTCATGACATTCACTCTACCTACTAGGGGCCAAGCAAATTGGGATACAACTCTCAATGCATCTCTGCAAGATCTTAATACTCGTGTGCAGTCTATTGAGGACAATGATGGTCTTGCAGGATCACAAGGCACACAAGGTGTACAAGGTCGCACTGGCGTTCAAGGTTCTCGTGGTGCAACAGGTGCACAAGGTACTGGTGGCTCTAACGGAACTAACGGAACGCAAGGCGTACAGGGCAGTGCTGGTGCACAAGGTATTGATGGCGAAAACGGGACACAGGGAACACAAGGAACTCGTGGCTCACAAGGTGTGCAAGGTACATCAGGTTCAAGTGGTGCACAAGGAACTCGTGGTGCACAAGGAACTGCTGGAGAAGATGGTGATGAAGGTTCTCAGGGTGTGCAGGGATCTCGTGGTACAGCAGGTGCACAAGGTGCACAAGGACACCTGGGTGTACAAGGTGCAACAGGTGCCCAAGGTGCAAAAGGTGTTGATGGAGATCTAGGAGCCCAAGGTACACAGGGTGTACAGGGATTCCGTGGAGTACAGGGTGTGCAAGGAACTGCTGGTGCAGGTTTTGCACAGGCGCAAGGTACACAAGGAACTCAAGGTACACAGGGCACCGCTATTCAAGGAACGCAAGGAACATTAGGTGCACAGGGTGCGCTTGGAACGCAGGGCGCACAAGGTGCTGCTATTCAAGGAACTCAAGGAGCAACAGGAGCGCAGGGAACTGTAGGTACTCAGGGTGTACAAGGAACTCTAGGTTCTCAAGGAACTCTTGGCGCACAGGGATTGCAAGGTGCTCAAGGCACACTTGGTAGCCAAGGCACAAGTGGCGCACAAGGTACTGACGGTACACAGGGTGCATCTGGTTTACAAGGTGCTACTGGTGCTGGAACTCAGGGTACAGAAGGTTCTCAAGGAACTACTGGTGCCCAAGGCGTACAAGGAACAACTGGTACAGGAACTCAAGGTACGCAGGGCACACAGGGCGCTACCGTTGATTCTGGCTGGACCGCAGTCACATCCTTTACTAATGATTTTTCAGGCACATCTGTTGCATACCGCAAAATAAACAATGTCGTTTATCTTCGTGGAAATCTTACGGGAGGAACCGCTGAGTCTGCGGCGTTTAATTTGCCAGCAGACTACAGGCCAGCCGTAGATGTTGTCATTCCTGTTCAGAAGTTTGGAACTACAGATTTAAGTTACGTTACTGTCTACACCAACGGAAACGTCACACCTAATAGCACCGCTGCTTGGCTTACTAGCATAGTGTTCCCAGTTTCATAGAAAGGATCGTAATGGACGAGTTCGAGCCAGAGTTAGACCCAGACCTCTTTGAAGACGAGGCTGTAGAATTAGATGACCTCGACTATGACAAGCACGCCCTAGACGAGGAAGACGAAGACTGGGAGGATAGTTAATGCCTGCTAAAAAAGGTAAAGTAGAAAAAGTTATGAAGGAATATAAAGAAGGTAAACTTCATTCTGGAAAAAAGGGCCCAGTAGTAAAGTCAAAGAAGCAGGCTGTCGCTATCGCAATGAGCGAAGCAGGCATGAAAAAGAAGAAGAAGTAATGCCTGAGAAGAAGGTAGAGAAGCCAGTGAAGATTGGCATCAAGGTACCTGGTAAGCCAGCCCGTGAAGTTCACACAATCAAGAAGAACAAGCAGGGTGATGTCATCGTTGACCACGCAAAGCGTGGCGGTGCTTACGACAAGATTAACCTGACAAAGAAGGCTGGGGCAAAGACAATTGCCCAAGGAGTTAAGGCGACTAAAGATTGGCATAAGAAGAATGGCTAAGTCAGAGGCATGGCAACGCAAAGAAGGTAAGAACGCTAAAGGCGGTCTTAACGAAAAGGGACGCAAATCCTATGAGAGAGCAAACCCTGGTTCAGATTTAAAACCTCCAGTATCTGCAAAGCAAGCAAAGAAATCTCCTAAGTCTGCAGCACGACGTAAGTCATTCTGTGCACGCATGGGCGGTATGGAAGGTCCTATGGAGAAGAACGGCAAGCCAACTCGCAAGGCACTGGCTCTAAGAAAGTGGGATTGCTAATGGCAACCAAGAAGACAGATCCTTGCTGGGATGGATACACCCAGGTAGGAATGAAGATGAAGAACGGCAAGAAGGTTCCAAATTGCGTTCCTGCAAAGGGCGTTCCAAAATCCAAACCTAAGAAGAAAGTGAGCAAGTAGATGTGCGCTACATGTGGATGTATGAAGCCAAAGGACAAGCACGGCGAGAAGACCCTAGCCGCTGCCAATAAGAAGTATGCAAAGAAGAAGGACGACAAGAAGAAGGAGAAGAAGTAATGGCTCTCTCCTGCACAATGAAGAATTGCAAGTGCTCATGCAAAGTCTGTAAGAAGGGTAAGTAATGGCTAAGTCATTGACCCCTAAGCAGAAGAAGATTGCTGGAGCAGCGGCTCCTACAAACAAGATTACTGGTGCTGACTTTAAAGCCCTCAAAAAGGGCAAGGCACCAAAGATGACTATGAACAAGAAAAAAGGCATGTAGTGAAATACACCAAAGCCTCAGACAAGAAGCAGGATGCCAAGACCACCAAGGGTCTAGACAAAGCGCAGAAGGCAATGTTTGATAAGATGGACAAGAAGCACCGAAAGCCTAAGTCTCAAGAAGATGACACCAAGATGGATAAAGCCATAGTTAAAAAGATTAAAAAGAAGTAATGACTAAGCCACCTACGGGTGGTTTTTTCATTTATCATTGCAATATCAGACCACCGCTGCGGTGCCTGTGTAGTACCCACTACTTGCGATAAGGGGTTAAATTATGGCTTACAAGCCTTGGTATGAGCGTGCCGCTGAGTTGAACGGCGCACACGAAGTCGAAGAGTTCATGCGTGGCATGTTCGGCGGTCGTCCTAAAGACAAACAACCAATTATTACTGGTCTTATCGCAGGCTACGTCGGTGGAAAAGTTGCTGGCAAAACCGCTGCGAAAGCCAGGAAAAAGAAGTGAAGAAAGACCACGTCCTTAATTCAATTCACAAAGCAAGTCACGAAACCTCTCGACTTGTAGGAGCGCATGCTCGCTCAGAAGCCAAAGCAACTGGATGGCCATCGCACGTCGTGAGCGGTATGAGCGCCTCCTATAACAAAGATGGCTTTGCCGTCAATGTAAATGAGACACATCATGCAGAGGCACTTGACCACGAGTACGGAACCCCTAGCAGACAACCGAGTGGGGCAATTCGTCATACAGCAAACAGAACTGCTGAAGCAGAAAACTTCTTAGTTAACCGTCTCTTCAAGCATCTGGAGGCTCACCTATGAATTTCTTACTTGATGAAGATGAAGCACTCCGTAACTTGCTAAAAGACATGGTCGTTACTGATCAGAAGTCCGTCACTGAAGATGGCCCACAACGCAAGGTAGGCGTTTGGTTTGGTCAGCCTGATCAGGAAATTCGTAACCAGTCATACCCTTACATCACAATTGACATGATCGATATCGCAGAGGCGTTTGATCGTGCACACCGTGGAAGAGTAAACGCTGCCTATTATGCAGACCCAGACACTATGGCGACAGGGGTTAACTGGGACACAGACCTGCACGATAAAGATATGGATTATCCAATTCCAGTAAATCTTGATTATCAAATTACTACCTATGCACGTCAGCCTCGTCATGATCGTCAGATCTTGGCGCAGTTGCTGTACACAAAGATTCCATTGCGATTTGCAGTTTTGAATGTGGGTCCAGATACCCAATTCGGAACTACACGTCGCCTGGATGTTCTTGATATCTCTAAGCGAGATATCACAGAGCAAGGAAAGCGTTTATTCGTAAACGCAATCACGGTGCGTGTCTCTAGTGAGATCGCTCCAACCACATTCAACAAACTATACAAGGTCCAAGAACTCAACGTTACAGGCACAACTGGCAGCCAAATCATTGGTCGTGGCGAGTTTACTGCTGTAGATCCGATCACAATAACGGCACCATAAGGAACCACTTACCCAACTAGTTAGGAGAAAAAATGGCATATAGCCGTCCAGGTGTTTACATTAGTGAGCGCCTACTTCCAGCACCACTACCAGGTGGTGTTACTGCTAACGCTGCTGGCGCTGTTGTTGCACCTCTTGCACAAGGCCCAGAAGCCGTAACGCTTGTTTCATCTTGGTATGAATTTACTAAGACTTTTGGAGGCTACAACGCCTCATACCCAGCAACATTCCAGGTTGGTTCATTCTTTGCAAATGGTGGACGTGAACTTTACGTCAAGCGCCTTCTTGCAGATGATGCAGACTCAGCCACAGTAAACCTTCTTACATCAGGAAGTCTTGTTGTCGCTACTGTAACTTCAAAGAACGCTGGAGCAGATGGCAACAACCTACGTGTTGTTGTAACCGCTGGATCAGTTGCTTCAACATACACACTGACTCTCTACAAGGAGTCAGGTGTAGCAAACGATATTACTGACGACATTCTTCTTGAGCGCTATGACAATGTTGTGTTTAATGACCCAACATCTAGCGATTTTGCGGAGACAGTTATCAACCTAGTATCACCAAACATCACAATCTCAAGCAGCGCTTCAGGTGTTCCAGTATCAACTACCTATCCTTTGACAGGTGGATCAAACGGTACTACTCCAGTAGCCGATGACTACACAGACTACAAGGGAACAGGGTCTGCAGTCTTCGAAGACTTTGCAACTTTTGATCGCCCATTTGTATTCTTCCTTCCAGGTGTTAATGCTTTGGGTTCAGGTGTTGCAGATGTATTTGACGCAGCAACTTCATGGTCAGAATCAAATAATGGATTTGTTGTTATTGATACTGATCCAGACCTGACAGTTGCAAACGCAGTATCTTTTGCTGCTTCTCTTACAGACTCAAGCAACGCTGCTGTCTACTTCCCACACGTATACATCGCTGATCCTCTAGGACGTGGTGCAGGAGCACTTCGCAAGATTGGTCCAGCAGGTGCTGTAGTAGGTCTCTACCTTGCAACTGATGCAAGCCGTGGAGTGTTCAAGGCTCCAGCAGGTATCGGTTCAGCAATTCAAGGAATCGTCTCTGTTGAGAAGTCTTTCTCATCTGCAGAACTCGACACAATGAACGCAAGCACATCTCCAGTAAACCCAATCCGTCAGATTCCTGGCGCTGGTCTTTCTGTTATGGGTGCTCGTACATTGAAGCAAGATGGCACGGCTAACAAGTATGTCAACATGCGTCGTTCACTTATCTACATCCGTAAGAACATCAAGAACCTTACTGAGTTCGCTATCTTTGAAAACAATGAGGAAAAGTTGTGGGCACAGATCCGCACAGTTCTCAATGTGTTCCTTGGCGAATACAGAAACCAAGGTGGTCTACGTGGCACAACTCCAGCACAGGCTTACTTCGTTAAGTGTGATGCTGAGAACAATAGTGCACAATCAATCGCCAACGGCGAAGTCCATATCCAGGTTGGTGTTGCGTTGCAATACCCAGCAGAGTTCATCGTCATCGACCTCAGCCAAAAGACGCTGAACTAACCCGAAGGAGAAAAATAAATGGCAACAGTGATTAATAATCGGTCATCACTACTGACTGATCCATTACGTAACTTTCGATTTTTAGTTACGTTTCAACCACAGGGAGGGTTTGCTAATAATGGCCTCGGTCTAACTCAGGCAACTATCGGCTTTACCTCTGTGTCGGGATTGTCGGTTGCAACTGACTCTATCCCTTACCGTGAAGGTGGTTACAACACCACTGTCCACCAGATTCCTGGTCAGACAACTTTCACACCTTTGACACTACAGCGTGGTGTACTCCTTAGTACTAAGCAGAACTGGGACTGGATGCGTAACCTATTTGCAACAGTAACTGCTGCTGGAACAACTCGTGGAGTAGACCAGAACTTTCGTTGCGACTTAGAGATTGCAGTGCTATCGCACCCAATCCCTGGATCACCAAATCAAAACGACACTACAACAACCTCAGAGGATCACGTAGCGATGCGCTTTAAGGTGTACAACGCATGGCCTACATCAGTTGCATACTCAGACCTAAACGCAGGTGACAACGCACTACTCGTAGAGCAAATGACACTTGTACATGAAGGCTTTGACATCAACTGGGCAGAAAACTACCAAGCATCAGCGGCTACATACTAACAAAGGACTAACATGACGAAAACAATGAGTGCAGCGGCTAACCCCGCATTGGCAAATAATTTAATTAACTCTGCACTGGCAGAAAAGCCAGTACAGGAAGAAGTACAGATCACCCTTCCTTCGGACAATACTGTGACTCTCCCTGGTGGCTATCTAACAGCCACTGGGGAGATCATCACAGAGGCCGAAGTTCGTGAACTTAATGGCTCTGATGAAGAAGCAATTGCTCGTACTACAAATGTTGGTAAAGCAATTTTGGCTATCCTTAATCGTGGAACAGTTCGTATCGGCAATCAAAAATCCGATGAGAAGTTACTAGACCAACTCCTTTCTGGTGACAGAGACATGTTGGTATTAGGAATCTTAAAAGCAACTTTTGGTAAGACCGCTGACCTTGGTGGGTACTGCGAAGGTTGCGAAGAAGTAAAAACAGTACAGGTTGACCTTGATAAAGACATCACAGTCAAGGCTCTACTAGACCCAATCAATGATCGTGTCTTTACTGTACAAGGAAGAACCCGCACATACACAGTGCAACTTCCTACAGGCATTACTCAACGAGAGATGCTGATGAACTCTGATAAGACATCGGCAGAACTCACTACAATCATGTTAGAAAACACAGTAATAAAGATTGATGACTCACCAGTACTGAGCAAACTGCAAGTACAGAATTTAGGTCTTGTAGATCGTCGCACTATTAGTGAGGCAATCAATAAGCGTCTATGTGGTCCTCAGTTCGATGCGGTTAAGGTGACATGCCCTGACTGCGAAAGTGAGGTATCTGTTCCCGTTAATTTCGGGACCTTGTTTCGCTTCTAGCGTTACGCCATACAAGCATTTACTTGCGGAATGGTCGGTCTTAACTAACGAGTACAGCGGATGGACACTAACAGAGATCAAGTCTTTGTCAGTAAGAGAACGAGAAAACTGGCTAGAGATAGCCAGTCACATCAGTAGAAAGGGATAGTCATGGCTAACAAGATGGTAGCGAACATCAAGTCGCTGACTACAGAGACCCGTGGTTTAAACAAAGAGGTTGAGTCCCTTTATAAATCCATTGAAAAATTAAATGCGGTTGCTGGTAAAGCGTTTACAAACGTTAATAAGGCTATCAGCACCTCTGGCGGTGCAATGGGGTTGGGTCAAGGAACGACCCGCCCTGGAACAGGCACAGACGATGCACGGTTTACACAGCCCCCTGCACCAACAGGTATGTCTAATGCTGGTGGAACTAGCCAGGTATCAAGGAGCAAAACAGAGTTTGGTCAAGCAGGACCTGAGGATGTTGCAGTAAGCAAAATGCAAATGCTTGGTGGCGTTGCAAAAATGGCACTGGCACTACCTGCAGGCGCACTTGCTGCAACTCCTGACCTAGGATTAACCATGGGTCGTGCTCTTGGCTACTACCAAGCAGGATTAACTTCTCCAGGAATTAGTCGAAATCAATTACAGCGTGCAACCTTTAGTGCAATGGGTGGTGGACTTTCTAGCCGTGGCTCTGATGCAATTGTTGCTGCAGGGCTTGCAGGGCGTGGGTACACGGTAGGTAGTGAGAACTACAAACAGGCTGCGGCTCAAATTGGTGGAGCCTACAAATACTTAGGTATGGACAATGCAGTAGCAACACAGGCTATCGCTGGATTCCAAACTGGTAGGATGGGAGCAAATCTTTACCAGTACGGTATTACTACACGAGATTCCTCTGGAAAAGAAAAGACACCAGGACAAATTGCAAAAGAGTTGATGAATGTAATGGGTGGAGGAAAAGCAACTACTCAACAAGTTCGTGATTCTTATCAAAGAGGTGCACTTGGTGCAAATATAAGATCTATATTCTCTGATCCTGCACAGCAAGAACTGATGTATCAAGCAATGATTGACATATCTGCTGGAAGAGACCCAGACCTTGCAAAACGTGGAAGCGCACAAGGAACAGATAAAAACTCAAACACGATGCTTGAGACCCAAGGACGATTAAACGCTTCTGAAACATCTTTGATGATGAAGGGCGAAGAGTCTATGATCAAGGGGTTTGAGAATGCTGCAGATACCGTTGAAGCATTCAACCGTGCTTTAGAAAACGTTATTCAACCACTTGCACAATTAAAGGGTTTTGCCAACGGTGTTGCAGCAAGTAACGTTGGTGCTGGACTTGCTGTAACTGCCTCCATGTTCTCCAGTGGTATTAGCCAGATCATCGCGGCGATTACAGGAGGAAAAGGAAAAGGTGGAGGAGCAGTTGGCTACGGCGCAGGATTTGGTAAGGGTGGTTCTAGTGGGAGTGCACCAGTCGTAGCAGGAGTAACTGCTGCATACGGTGATAGAGGCGACATGTGGGCTGGCACAAATGGCACACATAAGGGAACAGACTACGCAGTACCTATTGGAACGCCAGTAATCTCTTGGAAAGATGGAGTTGTATCTAAAGAAGTTCTAGATTCAGGTTATGGTACAGCGGTGATGATTGAGCATCCTGATGGAATGCAGAGCATTTATGGCCACCTTAGTTCTAAAGAAGTTAACGCAGGAGATCAAGTTAAAGCGGGTCAACGAATTGGTAAGTCTGGAGATACAGGAAACTCTAGCGGTCCACACTTACATTTTGAGATTAGAAAAGGAAAGAACAACCCAGTAGATCCTGCTGCATACACAAGTGCTCCTTCTCTGTTAGGAGGGCAGTACGTGAGTGGGTTTGTTGCCCCAACATCAAGTGAATTGCTTGGCACAGGTGCTGCAAGTAACTCAATGAATAACTCGGTTGGTGCAACCATGTCGATTGATGGCCCTGTTGGTAAAGGAGCCTTGAGTAATTCGGAACTTATCAGTGTTCTTTCTGGCGCAGGGTTTAGTGGATCATCCCTAGAGACAGCATTCCGTGTAGTTCGTGCTGAATCAGGTGGTCGTCCTAGTGCATTAAACCCTAACGCCAAAACTGGTGACTATTCCCTAGGCCTATTTCAAGTCAACATGATTGGTAACTTAGGAAAACGACGTAACGAAAACTACTTAAAAACATATGGGGACATAGGATACAAAGGTCCAGAAAGCCTTTACGATCCAGCCATCAATGCTCGTATTGCATACGACATCTCAAAGGGTGGAACCAAGTGGACTGACGCTTGGGTAAACACCTCAAAGAAATTAGGAATTACTGGTGGAGGAGATGTTGGTTATGGAGCATCTATGCCAAATCAACTTCAATCAGGAAGCAAAACAGTAAACATTACAATTAAGATTGATAAAGCAACAGAACAAGATGCTATGCGTTTTGCTAAAAAAGTAAAAGACTTCCTTGAACACGACAAAGAAATATCAATGATAGGAGGCTCATAATGGCACCTAGACGACGCTTCACTGGTGGTTCAGGAATTCGTAATGAACGACAAAGGTTACAGGATGCTGCCTATGTAAGAAACGCATTAAACGCTTACAAAGATCAGATTAAATCCATTGATAAAAACATTAAAACAGAAAAAGAAAACATCAAAAAAGATGAAAAACTTATCAAAGGAATTTCAGACCGTTTATTAACAGAGACTAACCCTACCGTTATTGACAACCTGCTGGTTGCTCGTCAAACAATTCGTGACCGAATTACAGCAACAAAAAAGAAAATTGTTGGTTTAGAAAAACAAAAAGTTGATATACAAAAGAAAATTAATACAATTACAGATACAAAACCACCAGTTGCTAATAGGGAAAACTCTAACTCTTCAACAAACACTGTTACGCAAGAGGGTGGAGACGTTGAGTTATCCAAAGATTACAAGTACAATGCTCCTCTAGTGGCTGGTGCCTACCTTGGTCAAGGAATTTCTGCAGACTCATTAAGTGGAACTTTAGATTCTAAAGGATTTCCAATTAATGCTCCAGTATTTACCGATGCCTACAGTGCTTGGCGTGGGGTAACTGGTGGACGTGGAACTATCCAAATGGATAGACAATACGTAACAAATATTGCTACTCAACAAAAGAATGAAATAAAAATTGACAAACAGATGTATGGATTTAAATTTCTTTACAATCCAACTACTGTAAGTATGGGTTGGGGAGTTCAAGCAGAGTTAGATCCTCCCTACATGGCGTCTGGAGAAGATATCTTTAGAGTTATTGGCGCTAACCTTATAACTAGTACCGTTGTTTTTGAAGTGCTTCTTAATAGAATTGCTGATTTTAATCATTTAAAATCGGATGGTTCAATTGTTGGGGCTTACCCATACGGTCAAATTGATGTCCCAATTGCAGAAAGAAAACAAATCTATGATCGTGGAACTATGTACGATTTGGAATACTTTTTCAAAACTATCAATGGACCACGTGCAACCTTTACCTCAAGATTTAACGGATTAACTGCTGATGCTGGGTGGCTTCTTCCTTCCTCTATGGAACTTCATCTAGGTGCTGGAATGCGTTACAGAGTCCGTATTAATGAAGTCTCTATTAACCATGCAATATTTAACAATAGAATGGTTCCAATCTTGTCAACAGTTCGTTTTGTATGTGGACGTTACAACGATGGTCCTCAAACTCCAATTCAAATTGCTCCCCCTCCTGTTGACTTAGCAAGAATCAGACAAGCAAATGGAGGGTTCATCTAATGATTTATTTAGATAGCAGATATGCAGATGGTCCTTTGTTTAAGGCCTATGACTCACGTACTAATACCTACGAACTAACCGTGTTTCGTTCTTTTCCAAGTTACAAAGTTAATTTCTTTTCTTACACCTGGGTAGAAACAGATCGTTTAGATAGAGTTGCTTTAAAGTTTTTAGGTGCTTCAACTTTTTGGTGGCAAATTATGGACATAAACCCTGAGATTATTGATCCATTAAATATTGCTCCAGGAACTGTTCTAAGGATTCCTAATGAGTAACACCACACAAAATCGTTTAGGAACTTCATTTACTGTTTCTTATCCAGATTTTCCAAGTTTTACCTTTACACCAAAAGGGTTCACACTAATTCAAGAAACAGGAAAACAAGATGTTCTTGAGATCACTTACCTACAAGGCAGTAATGTTTTTAACAAAGGATTAAAGACAGGCGCTACTGTTTATTTAAAGTGGAAAACCTCTAACAATATTGTAGGAGAATTTTTTGGGTACGTAGTTGACTACGCTCCTATCACGCAACAGACTCTTCGTCGTCCTATTGTTATACGAGCAATTGGTGCTTCCCTTCCTTTAAAAGAAGGTGGAAGTAAAATTTGGAAAAACAAAACTGCTCCAGATATTGTTATTGAGATTGCTAAAAAGTTTAAACTAAAGCCAATAGTAACTCCTCATCCAATGATTTTTGGTCAGCAGTCAATGCTCAACCATACCTATTGGGAAAAAATTCAAGAATTAGCAGGACGTATTGGATACCTTGCACAGGTAAGCGGTACAGAACTGCACTTTCATCCTATTGACAAAATGATTGACAAGTTCATAACAACGATTCCAGTACTATCTTTTTCTGATCCTGCTGGAAACATTTGGAGTGAGTTTAACTCTCAGACTTTAGATATGTTTAAACCAACGGTTGGAGACTATATCGACAAGTCTTCTTACTCTAAAAAAGACAAGGTAGTTCATGGCGTAGACCCTGTCACAGGAAAATTCTACTCCTCTTCAGAGTCTCCTACGACCGTTGGAAAAAACCTTAGAACATCTAACTTAGACCCACTGTTTTCAGAAACACTGCCAGGCGCTATGACAGGTAACGCACAGATGGCAGAGACAATCGCTAAAGCCAATGCTCAATTATCTCGTTTCTCAATTAATGCAGACACAGCAAGCCAAGGTGATCCACGAATTGCTCCTTATAGAACCGTTGAGATTAATGGTACTGGATCAACAACAGATGGTAATTGGATTGTAAAAACAGCACGTCATCAGTGTTATTACGATGGTCGTTATGAGGTTGAGTTCACCTGTATGACAGACGGTACTGGAAGAAATAAGTCTTCTGCATTTCGTCCGTCAACTGCTTCTGTTATACCTGTTAGAAATATCCAACAAGAGTTAAGCACAGGAGGCAGCAGTAAGCCAACAGTTACTACACTTCGTGCACCACAGATGTTAGTGAATAAATCAAATGTAGGGTTTAATGTTACTCCAAGTAGATGGGTGGGCAAGTAATGGCTGAAATAGCAATCTCTCTTCCTTTTAGAGTTGATCCTTATGGAAAGATCGCTGTGTCAACTGACCAACAAAAGATATGGGCAGACCGTGTTAGGTCTGTTCTAGGAACTGCACTACGTGAGCGTGTTATGCAACCATTGTTTGGTACAGAAATACCTTACTCTGTATTTAGCACACAAGAAGATGCAGCAGTTTTGATTGAGCGTGAAACACAGTCAGCCTTTGAGATTCAACTGCCCCTCTTGAATCTTCAGGCTGTAACCACGACTTTTGATGAATTTACTGGCATAATCAATGTCAGCACGGTGTATGACCTCCCCAACAACACTCAAGTTGAGACAGTTATTGGAGTTGCTTACATCCAAGGAACTAATCCGATCTACCAGGAGACGCTATGAGTGACGTAACCCCAGTTTCGAGTATCCCAATCTCAGTTGACTATACAAGTAAGGACTACTACGTCCTTCGTGATGAGTTGATTGCTCGTGTTCAAGACCGTATCCCTGAGTGGACAGCCTCTGACCCATCTGATTTTGGTGTAGCACTGATTGAAGCGTTTGCTTACATGGGAGACTTAATCTCATACTACATCGACAGAAATGCTAATGAGTCACTTATAACTACCGCTACTCAACGAGATAGCGTCATAAACATTGCACAGACTTACGGGTATACCCCTGCTGGTTACAGACAGTCCTTTGTATCCCTAACTTTCTCAAACACTTCTAATGCAGCAATCACAGTTCCAGCAGGAACTGTAGTTTCTGGAAATACTATTTCTGGAGATATTGTAAATACACTTTATTTCACTACACAAGAAGATGCACTTATAGGTGCTCAAGTTGGGCAAACGCCAGGCAGTGAGGATGTTTCAGCATTAGAAGGACGCTATGTCACTATTGTTTCTGACAACGCAAATACCTACGGAGAACTTATAGGAACATCTACTGGTCTTCCTAACATGTCTTTTGAACTAGGAGAGGCTCCTTCTGTAGATGGAACCACAGAACTATACGTTCAAGATGGTGACGTCTACTCTAAGTGGACACAAGTTCAACACCTATTAGATAATGGTCCAACAGATTTGGTATACCAAGTAAATACAGACGCCAACAACAATGTGTTTATTCTTTTTGGAGATGGTGTGTCAGGTGTTATCCCGACCATTCACTCAGAGATTCGTGCTAATTACATGGTGGGTGGTGGACTGATTGGTAACGTCCCAAGCGCTACTTTAGTAGACATTGTTTACGTACCTGGGTTGTCGACTAACGAAACCACTGCTTTACAATCTGTATTGACCGTAACAAATGCTGACCCAGCAATTGGTGGATCAGATCCTGAGAGTACAAATCAAATCCGTGTTTCTGCTCCTTCATCCTTAAGAGCGGCAAATCGTGCTGTAACACTAAAAGATTATGCAGACCTAGCACTTTCTGTTAGCGGTATTGGTAAAGCAAATGCTTTTGCAGAGATCTGGACTTCTGTGACCCTCTATATCGCTCCAAGTCGAAGCAGTATTGACTCAGATTTATCACCTGGATTAGACGACTTAGGAGCACCAACGCTTGAGTACACACGTCTAAAGGAAGAAGTTGAGACTTTTTTGTCCGATAAACTCTTACTAGGAACAACAGTTACTGTACAGCCTCCTACTTATGTAGACCTTATAATAACTTTGCAGTATGCAAAACAAGACCAGTACACAACTGCAGAAGTTGAACTTGCACTTAAGCAGGCTCTATTAACTGCTTTTGGGTACAACGGGATGAATTTTCAGGACACTATTTATCCACAAGACATTGAGTTTGTACTCAACCAAGTTCCTGGAGTCAAGACAGCAAAAGTTACAAACTTTCATGTTGAAGGAGATACAGGACTAGAAACGGTTGTTGGAGCAGAAGATGAAATTTTTAGATTCCAAGAGGATAATATAAGTATCGGAACTATCTAATGGATTCTATCAAAAGACTTTATGGAGTTTATAGAGCGGTTGTAGTAAACAACAGAGACCCTGATAATCTACGACGCCTTAAAGTTCAGTCACAGGCAACAGGTATTGAAGTAACTGACTGGGTATGGCCTATGGAGCCATCCAGCATTCATACGGACGTACCAGTTGTTGGTCAAGGTGTTTGGGTAGTTTACGCTGGTGGAGACCCAGAATTCCCCGTGTGGTCTGGAGTATTTGGAAAAAACCAAGGTAAAAACAAACAAATATTTGTTAAACCTCTAGATGATGCAGTGTCCCTTACTGGATTAACCTCTCACATCATAGTTGTTGAGCAAACTGATGGAACGTCTGAGGTTGATTTAACCGCCACTCTCATGGCTCTTGCTAATAAAATTAAGACTCTAGAAACTAAAGTAACAACTCTTGAAGGAAAAGTAACAACTCTTGAAGGAAAATCACACACGCACCCCTAGTTCAGGCAGTAAATATGGGGCAAACCAGAGAAAATAGACCGACAGGTCTGAAAGGAAGTACAGCGTGACAGCATCATATCCCGCAGCGGTGAAGTCCTTTGTTACAAAAGTTGACTTTGCTGACACCATCCTGGCCGAGCACGTTAACTCTCTTCAAGAGGAAGTAAACTCTCTTCAAGCAAACCTAGGAACTTTCATCAAGACTGGATCTGGTTGGGTTGGAAATTTTGACCAGGTCACTACAGCCTGGGATTCTCTTAAGGATCGTCTTGCAAACATTGAATACGGCCTTGCTGATGTCTGGAATGCAGTTCCTGTGGGAGGTGCAACTGGTCAGGTTCTTACTAAAACTTCTGGAACTGACTACGCTACACAGTGGTCAACAATTAATGCTCTGCCTTCACAGTCTGGAAATAACGGTCGTTACTTAACAACTGATGGAACAACCGCATCATGGCAAGTAGTAGCAACAGGAGCAGACGCATTTAGTCAGTTCTTACTTGCTGGCTGTTAGGATTAGCCCGTGGCAAAATACGGTAACGTTGTTTATGGTGGTGCTAAGTACGGTGTAACACCGAAGTTGGCTTACTCAGTTGAGCCTATGGCTATTACTGTCATTGACTTTACAAAGATCCGCATTTCATGGCAGTCTCCAACAGGTGAATTTACAAAAATTAAACTTGTAAGAAATCAATTTGGATTCCCAGAAACATCAGAAGATGGAATTACAATCTGGGAAGAAAATGCAACAGAGGGAAACGTTAGTAGATCTTTAT